GGGCCAAGCTCCCCCCGTGCTGCCGCTCCGAAAAACTCGGACACCGTCGTCGGTGGGTTGATTTGCTTCTCCTCTTTCTCCTTCTTTTTCTTCTTCGGTTTTGGTTTGGCTTTCTTGCGGCCCTTCTTTCGTTCTCGCTCAGGCTTGCTAATCTCAAGCTCGGCTGCTGCGTCGCCGATAGCGTTGAGTGCATCCTCTCCTGAGCCACCGGCCGAGATAATGTCTGCGGCGATGTCGAGGTCTCGTTTCTCCTCATCGCTCTTGAAAAACTGGTCGGGGTCCACAATGAGGTCCTGGACCCCGCGAAGCGCTGCGCGTTGTCTTTCACCTTCCGCTTCCGTGCGTTTAGACCCTAATCGAGACCTAACGATTTGTTCCTTAGTGGACTGGTCCGTAAGCTTGTCAATCTTCCGAAGGAGACCTTTTTCCTTGTCCCTGTTTGCCCGGATATCCAGCGCGGGGTTGTCCGCGACGCGAGTGCGTAATGCGGTGAGTTCCGCTTGTGCTGCTGCGAGCGGCCCGGACGTCTCGGGTGCGAGCCTCCGCAACGTTTCGTCCACCACCGGCCCCGGCGCTTTGGGGATTTTCGGGATTTCGTTGATTTGATTCGTGACGATGACGGCAGCCACACCGAGGGCAGCAAGCGCGGCGATGGCTATGCCCACCGGTCCCGTGAGCGCGGTGATGGATATCCCCAAACCGGAGAGCGCACCCGAGAGCGCGGACACGCCAGAGATGAGTTTGCCGGCTGCGAAGACAGCCGCGAGCTTGCCAATGTTGTTGATGACGAACTCGACGACGGTGAGCAGCCGCTCCAGTGTCGGGATGAGGTTCCCTTTGAGGAGGCGTCGAACCCCCCGAATGGCTCGCGTCAATACGCCACCCAACTGCTTGGCCAAGCCGCCACGGTTGCCCGCAGCCTGGCTCAAATCCTCGATGAGAAGCTTGAACTCTTCGAGCGGTCCAAGGTTGGCAACGGTGTCGAGGAACTGTGACCACGTGTCGGAGAGGTTGCTGATGAGACCCTTCGCCGTAAGGGCCTGTTCTGCCATCGCCCCACCGAAGTTGTTCTCGGCGAGACCAACGAGAAAGTCCTGAATCTCCTTTGCGTTCTTGCCAATCTCAGTAGTCATTCCACGGAAGGTGAGCTTGACCCGGTCGCCCTCCGAGCTCGTCTTGATGCCGAACTCTTTGAGCCGCTCGAACTCTCCCGTCGTCGCATCGGTGACGGCCTCAATGATTTGGTTAAAGTCTTTTCCGAACGCTGAAGCGAAGTCGCCGAATGCCGTGAGGACTTTCTCGGTCGGCTCAATGCCGAAGTTGTTGAGCTTGACGAATGCCTCAGTAACTTGGTCGACCTGAAACGGGGTCCTGGCTGCGAAGTCTTGAATAAACTTGAACGCTTTGGCAGCACCCTCCGCGGTGCCCGTTGTGGTCTTGAGCTGCGCACGTAGGGACTCAAAGGTCGCCCCCGTCATAAGCACCTCTCTACCAATGCCGACAACCACGGCGCTTGCTGCAGCCACTGCAGCAGCGATGGTGTTGGCAACCTTGGATGCGGCGTCGCCAATCTTCTTGAACTTTTCAAGCGACTTGTTTGCCTTGTCGACACCCTTGCCTGCTTTGTCGCCGGACTTCCCAACGTCCTTGAGTTTTTTCTCGATGCGGACAGAAGCCTTTTCGGCTTCCTTAGCATCGACCCCAATCTCGACAAGCAGTTCGGCGATGGTTTGTTTATTAGCCACAAGCTACTCCGAGCTGTTCCACAGTGCAGCGTGTTTCCAAGAGTTCGCCACTTCTTGGATGTCGAGTAGGTTGAGGGCGTCGTGCGTGTCGAGGGTTGTGTGGAGCGCCGTGTACATCCCAGCCCCGTCGTCGGACGAACTCACCAGCGTGACGATTTCCCACGGCACAGGAAAGCCGACGCTCTCCAACTGTTCCGCAGTTAGACCTCTGTGGGCTCCACTCGCACCCGAGAACTTGGGCCACTTCGGAAGTGGCGGCCGTCCTAGGGCGCGATGAAATTGGTTTGCGCAACCCACATGGCGACCGCCGCGAGGTGCGCATAGCGTCCGGCGAAATGAGTGTCGAAGTGCGTGGCAATGCTTCCTTCAACTTCCGTCTCTCCTATCCGGACCTTGTCCGCTGTTGTGTTGATGAACAAGTCTTGGACGACGAGTAGGCCGTCGGTCTCTGCCGCATTAGTTGCCATGCCGTGCAAGATTTGAGCGACGACTCTGGGTTCGGCGAGCAGCGCTGCTCGTGTCTCCTCATCGCCAGCTGCGAAGAAAATCTTGAGGACAGACTCCCCGCAGAGCGCGAGCAGCTTCGGCAGAATCACCAGCCCGGCCGAGGCCGAGAGCGTCTTGGTGGTGTACGTGATTTCGTCGATGACGGTTGTTGATTCGATGGTCATGTTCTCAGTTCCCTACGACGTTCTCGTTGAACCCAAACGGCTGCTGGACGAACGTCTCGAAGTTGAAGCGCCACGGGATGATTGCAGCGCTAACACCCTTGGGGATGTCGGGGATGGTGGCGATGTATGCCTTGTTGTAAAAAGCGAACTCTTTCGTGTTGCCGTCCCGGACCACGAGGGCTCCGGTGAGCGAGCGAAGGAGAACGTCTGCGTTGCCGAGTGTGATGAGTTGTTGGTGCTGTTTGGACTCCGCGTCGATAAGAAAGGTGATGGACCCGGAGCGGTCCGGGCTGTATCTGCGGACGATGCCCCCCACACCATTTGGACTTTGGGTCCACGTTGGGGCATTCCTTGTTGGTTGCACAAACGTACCCACGCCGAACCCCTCTTTGAGGTCCACGGGAACGGCATTGAGTACCGCCCACGTGGCCTCGATGAGGTCGGGTGAGTGCTGGCGCATCGGCTAGTTTCCGACGACGTTGGTGAGCGTGGTGACCTCATCGTCTTCAAAGTCCTCGAAGCCGAAAACCCAGGTGAACGTCAACGACTCTTTGGCACGGGCCTTGTCGGGGTCCGTCATAATGAAGGCGTTCACCCAAGTGATTTGCTCACTGCTGGTCAAGTCTTTCAACACCATGTTTGCGACCTTGTCTCGGGTCGCAGGGTTTCGCTCCGACTTGGCGATGGTTTTGAGCTGCTGGTGGAGCTTGCTTTCCTGGTCCACCACAACGGCAACCGTGCCGGAGCGGTTGGGGTCGTATACCCTGGTCACTTTTGGGATTGCGCCGCGAGGCTTGAGAGAGAACGAGGAGACGGACCGAGTTTCTTGGATTGACGTACCCTCGGCGAGCCCTTCCTTGAAGTCGAGGCCGAGCCACGCGAGCTCAACGTTGTCGATGCTGTATTGCTGCACTGTTTCTGCTCCTTAGAGGGTGACGTTGACGGTAAGGATGAGCTGTTGGATAGCCCCAGCGAGTGTGACCTCAACCGTGAGGGTGAGCACCCTGTTTTGCTTATCCGCGGCCGAGACCTGCGAAATGTCGGGCGCAATGATTCGCGGGGTGACATCGATGGAAAAGTGTCCGAACGCTTGCCCTTGGGTCAGCACGCCCGAGACCACCGCGACCAACTGGGTGATTCCCGCATTGGTGTACGGGATGCTGTTCGCGCCAACGAACGCGCCGAGCACAGCCTCTTCAAGTCGGACCTTTACCCAGTCCACGGACGTCTGTACGTCCATGAAGCGGCCGGAGGCCATGGTCCCCTTCGAGGTAAAGTTGAGACCCTTTGAGCGACCATAAACGTTGGCATTCGCAGCGAAGAGCGCCAACGCCTGTGCGCCCGTGAGAGGGTCAAAGGGGATGCTCTCAAGCTGGCGGTAGGCCCAGATGCCAACACCTCCGGGGACGTCGAGATTCATCCCGCCGCCAGACGATGACCAACCGCCGTCAAGGTATTCCGCGTCCATCGCGTGGTACGCCAGCGCCGAACGGTTGCGGCCGGCTGCCTGCATCACCAGTGCTTCAGTGCCGGTGATATCATCGCTCTGTGCAACGTAGATTTTCTGTCGGGCTTCCGTCCACGCGGAGACGTCTTCAATGTCTGCGTCCGCCCGACTTTCAATGTTGCTGATGTACCAAGTGTCCGAACCAGCGAGTTCGATGGCGTCCATCGTAACGGTCCAGTCACCCGCATCACCGACAGCTTGCAGACCGATAAGGACTTGGTCGACACCGTCATCTTGTGCAAACGCGGCAGTAATCCACGCGTTGGCTGCCGGTTCCGAGGCGGCATCAAAACCTGCGGTATTGGCTGCGGTGAGACTGAAGAACGGGCCGTTCTGCCGGTCCGTGTTGACTGTGTGGGCGAAGACACCCATGAGGGTGCCGAAGGAGAACTTATCCGCGACGGCGCCGCCGACATTTACGGAGACGTCCACGAACTCAATGATGGGTGCGGGCATGGTTTTGCTTTCTACAAGACCACCGTGATGGTCTGCGTTGTTGTCGGTTCGCTCGTGTTGGCGACAATGTTGAGGGTTTCGATGACGCTGACCGGCCGGACCCAACGAGCCTTTGCGGACAAGGTGACGTCAAAAGATACTCGGGTTTCCCAGTGACCCCCGGTTGTAGCCGAGAGGTCAATAGGTT